CTTTAAGTTGCTGTTGCTCAAGCGGCTGGATCGTGCTGCCGTTGCCGTTCGTGCTCATGTTCCCCGTCCTCCAGTTTGACTTGCAGATCGATGAGTTCCTTGGCGACATCGGCTGGCCGCTTGTCGAATGCATGCGCCAACAAGCGGGTGACGGACCAACCTGAAACCTGCGAGATACTGCGCAACGGCCACTTTTTGCCGCAGCCACGAAGGATGAAAAGCAGCCCGAGATCGTAGGGGTGCAGCCCGGATTTGGTTCTCATCGCCGGCGCGTCTTGCGGTTGCCGTTGCCGTTGGTCGGCTTGGGCCGCGGCGGGCGGGTCACCCGTTTGCGCAGCAACATGCGCTGGCGCCACATGGTGGGCGGGGTGGGAACCCCGAGTTCCCGCAGCAGCGGCACCATCGCGTCGTAGGTGTCCGGCGGCAAACCGCGGCGCTTCCAGTTGCTGACCACGCGCTCGTCGAGGCCGAATAGCTCGGCCACCGCCGTCGAACGGCCGAGCGCGTCGATCACCATCTCGGCAAACTGTTGATGCACTGACTTGGGCATGCTATGGCATACCCCACTTTACGAAGAGTTGCAAGACCTCAACAGGCTAACGGTGGATGCCAATCTGGGGGTAGTTGACGCCCACCTTTGTGTGGGGAATACCAGCGGTCATGGTTCGCCAGCCGTCAGACCCTACATCTACCGCCGAGATCGGCCGCCGGCTGGAACTCACGCGCCGGGCGCTCGGGCTAACTCAGGTCATGATGGGGAAGCTGGTGGGAACCACCAGCGCCGGGCAGGCTTGGGGCAACTATGAGGCCGGCAACCGGCGCATCTCGATCGATCACGCCCTCGCCCTGTCCCGCACGCTGGGGGTGTCGCTCGACTGGATCTACCAGGGGCAGATGGTCAACCTACCCCCGGAACTGCGCGAGAAAATCCAGCGCATCATTCTGGAAAGCGCCAATCAGCCCCCGTCCCTGACCAGGCGCCTGAAATCCGTCAAAAAATGAACCCCGGGCGGGGGGGCCTCCTCGTCGTATTTCCACTCGGTCAGGCGGCGCATTTTCGAGATCACGGCATGTGATCTGCGCGCGTCGTGAGGCAGCTGGAGCACCAGCTGCATGGCCAAGTTCGCATCGTCTGCGGCCGTCGGCGCGTCGTAGTCTTCTGGCATTGCCTGTCCCATCAACGTCCCCTTTCTGTGTTGCGGTTGAACGTGGGCCGGCGGCCCGACGCTAGCCCGCCGGTAATTTTCCTGTAAGCCCCCATCACTGTCACAAAATGTTACGTGCCGTGGGGGACAGCTGGTTGTAATTATTCTCTTCGCTGGGCGATGGTTCCGCTTGACACCCCACACGGTGTGGAGTAGTCTCCGTTGCATTGGAGCAATGGAGAACGACAATGACCACCGACAAGCAACGCGCCCTCGCAGCCATCGACAGCCTCAACCAAGCCCGCGATCTGCTGGAGAGCAGCACCGATCAGGCACAGCATGATATCGCCGAGGATATCGGCATCCTCCTGACGAAACTCGAAAGCCTGCAGTTCTTCGGCCGTCGCCCATGGCGGGTCTTACATCGCGGCATCACTACCAACCACGATGTCCCAGAAGACGCGGACGACCGCTACTTCGTGACCGAAGAATTCAAGACCGGTTACGTCGTCGTCGCTCGGTTCCGAACCCTTGAAGCGGCCAAGCGCCATCTAGCCAGGATCGAGAGCCAGTCGTGACCCCCAAACAGCACTTCCGCCGCCTGCAACTCCGGCTCGAAATAGCCGAGTTCGGAATGGGCATGCCATTGGACCGCGAGCGCATCGGCGAATGCGACTGCTGCGGTGAGCAAAAGCCGCTCTTCCTGATCACCACTACCCTCGGTCACAAAACCTGGGAATGCAAGGAATGCACGACAGAGTGGGATGGGGACAGTGACGGCTTCACCGAACAGGCAGGGGGATACTGATGACTGCGTATTCATCAGGAATTGGCAAAATAAACGCACAACGGCGCGCCCAAAAACTAGCAAGGGCCGACTACGATCCCGAGCGCGTGGACATGCGGATCGAAGGCCGGCAGGGCAAGCTCGCCGCTAACGCCGAGGCGATCGAGAGGTGGCAGCGCAAACTGTTCCGCGCCGCCAATGAACTGCAGAAGCTCGTCGCCGCGCGCAAGCGGCTGCTGAACCCCAGCAAGGGCAAGCTCGTCTACAAGGGCGAAAACCTAACCGGCATGGGCGGCGGCGCCGTCGACGGCCTCAATGGGGACAGTGAACAGGAGGGAACGTCATGACCCGCTTCCGCACCTATGACGATTGGAAGCTCGCATCGCCCGACGACGAGCGCCCGCCCGAGGACGAGCCGTCGACCGCTGCTGAACGTCGCAGCGATCTGATCGATCTAGCATGCAACGTCGGCGGTCTTGACGATCGATGGCTAGTCAACGCCAACGAAAAAATGCTTCGCGACCTGATCTCCGAATGGCGCGACGCAGCCCGCGCCGCCATCGCCAAGGCCGAGGGCACGTCATGACCGCCTATGCCTCCGACGCCCTCGCCATCGTGGCCCTGTCTTTGCTCATGGCCTCCATCTTCATGCTGTGTGCGGTGCTAACATGAACACGTCCGAACAAATCGACGAGCTGGCCGCCGCCTTGGCCAAGGCACAGGGCATGATGGAAAATGCCGTCATGAACCGCATCAATCCGCATTTTAAATCGAAATATGCCGATCTGGCAGCCATCATCAATGCTGCGCGCAAGTCGTTGTCAGCTAACGGCCTCTCATTCGTTCAGACGATTGGCGACGGTGTCTTGCACACGCGGCTGTTGCACACTTCTGGCCAATGGATTGCTAGCGAACACCCCCTTCCGATGTCTGGGCGACCGCAGGAGATCGGTTCAGCATTAACCTACGCGCGCCGTTATTCGCTCTCTGCTCTGATTGGCATTGCCGCCGACGAGGACGACGACGCCAACGCCGCCAGCCGCTCCAATGGCAAACCGACCGAAAAACTCAGCGAAGATGCAATCTCCGAACTGCACGAAGCAATCTATGCAGGCGGGCGAACGGAAGATTGGTTCTGCAAATTCGCCCATATCAACGAGTTGGACGCCCTCGCCCCCGAACGCTTCGAGGCCGCGCTCGACTACGTCAAAAAACTGCCAAAGGTGGCCAATGCTGCAACGGAGTGACGAATGGCTGCAGGCCCGCTGTGGCTGCGTCACCGCCAGCCGCGTGCGCGACATCACCGCAACGACCAAGAGCGGCGGCTGGACCGCCGACCGCGAAGGCTACATGGGGGAGCTTGTTAGCGAGTGCCTGACCGGCACGCCGTATCCGCAATACGTCAACGCCGCAATGGAGCACGGCAACGACAAAGAAGCATCTGCACGCTTTCGCTATGCCCTCGCCCAAGGCGTTGAAATCACCGAGGTCGGGTTTATCAAGCACCCTACCATCGAGCATGCCGGCGCATCGCCCGACGGATTGGTCGGTACTGATGGCCTCGTTGAGATTAAGTGCCCGTATAAAACCGCCATCCACATCAAGCGGTTGACTGGCGCCAAGATCGAGGCGGCAACCCTTGATCAGATGCAATTCCAAATGGCGTGTACCGGCCGGCAGTGGTGCGATTTTGTCAGCTTCGATGACCGCCTGCCCGAAGAAATGCAGTTGCACATCCGTCGCATCCCGCGCGATGACGAGTACATCGGCAAGATGGAAGAACAGGTCATCCAATTCCTGATCGATGTCAACGCAACGGTGGACCTGTTGCGCAAGCGATACATGCCGGAGGCCGCATAGTGAGCCGCGCGCTGCTGCGCATCGACGGCCCCGTGACCCGCGCCCGGGCGGCTAAACTGCTCGCCCGCGTGCCAGACGGAACGCGCGTGGAATTCAAGGGCGGGCGGCGCACGCTGCCGCAAAACGCTAAACTCTGGGCCGCCCTCACAGAGGTGGCACGCCAGAAGACATGGCATGATCTCAAGTTGGCGGCCAACGATTGGAAACTGATCTTCCTCGATGCGCTCAAGCGCGAAGTGCGGATCGTGCCGAACCTCGACGGTACCGGCTTCGTCAATCTCGGCCGGTCGTCGTCCGACTTATCGAAAGAGGAAATGGGCGAGCTGATCGAGCTAATCGCAGCCTGGGGCGCGCAGAACGGCGTCGTGTTCGCAGACGATACGTGGGAAGCGCATGACTGAGAAGCGGGTTGAATTCACCAAGGCCACCAAGCTTGCCGCCTGGCGGCGGTGCCGCGGGCGCTGCGAGGGCTGTGGCGCCTTGTTCGCCGGCAAGTTCAAGCACTACGACCACATCAACCCGGTCGTGTTCTCGCATGATGCGTCGTTGGAAAACTGTCAGGTGCTGTGTGTGGAATGTCACACCCGCAAGACCGGCGAGGAAGACATCCCGGCCGTGGCCAAGTCCAATCGCGTCCTGAAGCGTGAAGCCGGGCTAACCCGCGTCGGCAACATCCGCACATGGAGGTCACGTTGACCGACATCGTCGAGCGGCTGCGCAAAGCATACCCGCCGTTGGCTGGATACCAGCGCCATGTTGGCGAGGAGGCCGCCGACGAGATCGAGCGACTGCGGATGCAGCTCGCCGATCACGGCGAGACAATCACCCGGCTGCAAGAGCAGCTCACGGTCGTGCGCGAGCTGCGCGACTGCGACGATCACGATATCGAGGTTTCACAGATGGACGCGGTTGGCCGACTTGGTGTTGCGATTAAGCGCATTGCGGAGCGGGACGCCAAGATCGAGCGGCTGCGGGCAGCGCTCAAGGAACTAGCCGACGCTGCGGAACACGACATGAAGAAGAACCAAGAAGATGAGGACGGCGGATGGTGGTCGCTTCGGACAGAGAACGCGATACGGGGAGCCCGCCGCGCCCTTCTGCGTACCGACAACGAGCGGCTGCGGGCGTTCATTGCTGAACTAACCGCCGATTGCCCAATCTGTCACGGCCTAGGATGTCCACCGATAGGATGTGGCCGCGCCCTGGAGCCAAAGCCATGAGTTTCGCCGGC